ACTTCTATTATTCGCCAACTTGTTGACGCGGGTACTCTCTCTAATCTCCCCGGAGGATTCAAAACAAAAGGGCTTCGGGTTAAGGGTGATGATACGCCAATCGCTCCGGCGGAATTCCGAGATGTAGATGTAGCCTCTGGCACGATCAAAGACAACATTATGACGCTCCCGTATAAGGAGCCAAGTCAGGTGTTGTATACCTTATTGGGCACCATAGTTGAAGAAGGTCGTAGGTTCGCTAGTGCAGCGGATCTGAAGGTATCCGACATGAGTGCCCAGTCTCCTGTTGGTACGACGCTGGCAATCTTAGAGCGCACGCTAAAAGTAATGTCAGCCGTTCAGGCCCGCATCCACTACGCCATGAAGCAGGAGTTTCAGCTTCTTAAAGTCATTATTCGTGATTACACCCCAGAAGAGTATTCATACGAGCCGGAAGAAGGCGGTCGTATGGCTAAGCAGTCTGACTACGATCAAGTATATGTCATTCCGGTAAGTGACCCCAATGCGGCAACCATGTCGCAGAAGGTTGTTCAGTATCAGGCAGTGATGCAGTTAGCGCAGGGCGCACCTCAGTTATATGACCTGCCGTATTTGCATCGTCAGATGTTAGAAGTATTGGGTATTAAGAATGCTCAAAAATTAGTACCGATGCAAGATGATCAAAAGCCGCGTGACCCCGTGTCTGAAAACATGGACGCAGTTAAAGGTAAACCACTTAAAGCATTTGCTTATCAAGACCATCAGGCACATATCACAACGCATCAAACATTTATGCAGGACCCCGTAACGGCGCAGATGATTGGTCAAAACCCAATGGGCCAGCAAATGATGGCTGCATTACAAGCGCACATTATGGAGCACTACGGATACTCCTATCGCAACCAAATTGAACAACAGGTTGGAGGGCCGATTCCGCTTATGGACGACAAGGATGAAGACGAGCCATTATCCGAGGATGTAGAAGCAGCGCTTTCTCGACTGGTAGCTCAGGCTTCTCAACAGTTGCTCCAACAAAATCAAGCCGCCGCTGCACAACAGCAGGCACAAGCACAAGCGCAGGACCCCATCATTCAGATGCAGATGCAAGAGCTTCAGCTTAAGGGACAAGACCTACAACGCAAGACACTTAAAGATCAGACCGATGCCAAACTTAAGGCACAGCAGCAAGATATCGAGCGTCAGCGAATTAACTCACAACTCAAAATTGCTGAGACTAATGCGATGATAAAAGCTGCTACAGAGGATGAAAATTTAAAACTTAAACAGTCTGAATCCATGATCAAAGCCGTGGCGGAAGACGAGAAGAATCAACTGGAGAGGGACAAAGAACTTCTCCGGCTTCGTAGTAGACCCCAACCTTCAAAAAAGGAGAGTAAATGAGCAATGACCTTCTCAAGTATCTTTCAGACAAGATACGAGAGGAAATGAAAGTAATCGAGCAGGACACGGTTTTAGGTAATGCTAAAGATTTTGGAGCCTACCAATATGGCTGCGGGATCTATCGTGGACTTCTGATCGCAAACAATATTCTTATAGAAACAGCAGAAAGGATGGAAAAAGACGATGACTGAACTCGCCATCGCTACAGAAGAAGGTGAAGTAAGTACTCTGCCAGATACAGATGACCGAAAAGCCAAGCAGTTACCGGACCCCTCGGGGTATCGCATTTTGTGTGGAATTCCTAACATAGACGAGCAGTACGAAAGTGGAATCCTTAAATCTGACTTAACTCTCCAGCACGAAGAACTCCTCACAACGGTTCTTTTTGTCGTGAAGATGGGGCCGGATTGCTATAAGGACGCCGCAAGATTCCCGTCAGGGCCTTGGTGTAGGGAAGGGGACTTTATTCTCGTGCGCCCCCACGCAGGTACACGGCTCAAGATTCATGGTCGTGAATTCCGCATCATCAACGATGATTCTGTCGAGGGAGTAGTTGAAGACCCCCGTGGAATCAGCCGCAAATAGGAGTAAAACATGCCATTACCCAAAGAAGCAGAAGGAAAACCTGAGTTTGAATTTGAAATAGAAGGTGAAGATCAGGGTAAACCCGTAGAAAATAAGGGTAAACCCGAAGTTGATATAGAAATTGAAGATGACACGCCGGAGGAAGATCGAGGTAGGACACCACTTCCCAAGGAACTTGTCGATGAATTAGAGGCAGACGAGTTAGAAGAGTATTCCGATAAGGTAAAGACTCGGCTGAAGCAGATGAAAAAGGTCTGGCACGATGAGCGTCGGGCTAAAGATGAGGCTTCAAGGGAGCGGGAAGAGGCTTTGGCCTTTGCCAGAAACGCTCTTGAAGAAAATAAACGTCTTAAGTCTAGGCTGTCTGATGGGGAGAAATCCTTCATAGACACAGCCAAAGGCGCAGCCGAACTTGAGATGGAGATGGCTAAACGGGCGTATAAAGAGGCGTATGAGTCCGGGGATTCAGATAAAGTAGTTGAGGCGCAGGAACAACTAGCCGCCGTTAATTACAAACTCCAACGAATAAAAGATTACAAACCCTCTTTACAAAACCAAGAAATTGCTGTAAATAGTCCCCAAGAGCAAGTCCCTAGACCGGATCCAAAAGCGAGTTCGTGGCAAGAGCGAAATCCTTGGTTCGGTAAAGACAGGCTGATGACAAGTTTGGCTCTAGGTCTACACGAGGACTTGGTTGCACAAAATGGTCAGGCGTATGCGACGACTGACGAGTATTATCAGCGTATTGACAAAACAATACGCGACAAATTTCCCGAGAATTTCGGGGATGAGATTAAAACGACTAACGGGGGCGGCAAGCCCGTTACGCGCACCGATAGACCTGCCACAGTAGTTGCTCCGGCATCTCGCAGCACATCCTCCAAAAAGATAGTGCTTAAGCAATCGCAGTTAATGATTGCTAAGAAGTTAGGTTTAACCCCTGAGCAATATGCTCGGGAATTTGCGAAAACACAGGAGAACTAAAATGGCAGAAAACAGACTTGCACGCGAACTTGAAAATCGAACCAACGTAGAACGTCCACAGGCTTGGGCACCCGCTTCGGCATTACCGGAGCCAGACAAACAGCCGGGGTACGCATATCGTTGGATTCGGGTTGCATCAATGGGACAGTCCGACGCCAAGAACGTTTCCGCTAAAACGCGGGAAGGGTGGGAGCCTGTACGAATTGAAGAGCAGCCTAAGTTCCAGATGTTGGTTGATCCTAATAGTCGTTTTAAGGACAACATTGAGGTCGCCGGATTATTACTCTGCAAGATTCCTAAAGAGTTTATGGACCAGCGAAAGGCGTATTACGCTAAGGCTACCAGAGACAATATGGATGCTGTAGATAACACGTTTATGAGAGAGAATGATGCTCGTATGCCCCTCTTTAAAGAGAAAAGGTCTACGACTTCGTTCGGTAAAGGTAAATAACTTTTTAACGAGGTTTAAAAATGGCATATCCCACCGTATCAGGCCCTTACGGCCTAATTCCGATCAATTTGATCGGCGGTCAGGTGTTTGCTGGTGCTACTCGTCAAATCCCCATCGGTACGGGTGAGACAACCGCTATTTTCTTTGGCGACGTTGTTAACCTTAATGCCGACGGGAATATCACGAAACTAGCCACCACGGACTCTGGCTCTGCTGTTGGTGTTTTCCTTGGTTGCACCTTTGTCGATCCGACATTTGGTCTGACCTTCCGTCAGTTCTACCCCGGCGCTTTGACAAACTCCACGATCACTGCATACGTGCAGGACGATCCGGATGCTTTGTTTAAAGCCGCAGTGTGTGACACTGGCACAACAACCATCAGTTTCTTAAACCGTACTGATGTTAATCGTAACGCTGCTTTGGTTCAGAACTCCGGTTCTACGACTACAGGTAACTCTGGTGTAGCCATCAATGATGCAACTAACACCACGACCACCCTGCCAGTTCGTATTATCGACGTTGTGCCTGAGACAGCAATCGCTGGTTTCCCCGGTTCTTACACGGAAGTGATCGTGAAGTGGAACTTTGGTGTGCACCGGTATTACAACGCCACTGGCGTATAAGGAGCATATTAAATGGCTATTTCCCGCGCACAACTACTGAAGGAACTCCTCCCGGGACTGAACGCTTTGTTTGGTCTTGAGTATGCTCGTTACGGCGAAGAGCATAAAGAGATTTTCGAAACCGAAACCTCTGAGCGTTCCTTCGAAGAAGAAACCAAACTGTCTGGCTTCTCAGCCGCTCCTGTCAAAAACGAAGGTTCTGCCATCGCTTATGACAACGGACAAGAGGCATGGACTGCTCGCTACAACCACGAAACCATCGCTCTTGGCTTCTCGCTAACGGAAGAGGCAATTGAGGACAACCTCTATGACTCCCTGTCCAGCCGGTATACCAAGGCTCTGGCCCGTGCTATGTCTTACACCAAGCAGACTAAGGCTGCTGCGATCCTGAATAACGGCTTTGACTCGGACTACACCTATGGTGACGGTCAGCCTTTGTTTAGTACTACGCACCCCCTGATCTCTGGTGGCGTCAACAGCAACGAACCCGCAACTCCTGCTGACCTTTCTGAGACCTCCCTTGAGGCCGCTGTTATTCAGATCGCTGCTTGGACGGACGAGCGTGGCCTGCTGATTGCTGCAAAGCCGCGTAAGTTGGTTGTTCCTCCGTCGCTGATGTTTATCGCAACTCGAATCCTTGAGACCGAATTGCAAACTGACACGGCTAACAACAACATCAACGCTCTAAAGAGCAATGGTTCGATCCCAGAGGGTTACACAGTTAACCACT